AGTAGTTACTTGTTCTCTTAAGTTTAATGGTTTGTTTAATATCATTTTAGCAGCATCTTCTTTAGATATGTTTAAATTACTAGCAATAGTATCAATGTTTTTTTGATATGTTCCTGCTTTTCCTGATGCAATGTCTGCTTCAATCTCACCTTTAAGTATAAGAGTATCAATCGCATCTTTAGTTTTAGCTGGTTTATCAAACTGTTTACTAGTTGCTTGAATAATTTGGTTAATTAAATTACCTGATTTAATATCTTCTTTAAAGTCACCTGACTCACTTACTAATTTACTAGCATCAATTAAAGAATCGTAAGCAGCTCGCTTGTTCATACCTTTAATGTCCATGATGTCTCTGTACTTTTGAATTCTCTCTGCTCTTATTTCTTCAGCAGATTTTTTAGGTTCAATTACTTCTTCTGTTTTAAAAATACTTTTGTCTCCTTCAGGAGGTGGTGGTAAATCTTTATCTTCACTCCAAGGAGTTTTATAAGCTGATTCTACTCCCGGTACTTCCCATGGTAAATATTTTTCACCCCATTTAGGCGTAAGAGCTTCAGCTGTCCATTTAGCTATTCCAAAAGGTGCTTTTAATATTGCTTGTCCTGGTTCAGAAGTTGCACCTACTCCTCCAGCAGCAGTCCAACCTGGATTTCTTTTCATCCATGGAAGTATTCTTGATCTAAGAGGGATCGATGTAATTCCTGAGCTAGAAACAGGACCTCTCATACCTATCGGTAAAGTTTGGTCTGTTCTTCTTATTCTAGGAACTCCAGTTGGTTTAATTTTAGACCACCACTTTGGTATTCGTTGAGTCAGAAGTTTAGCAGTTCTCAATTTTTTAAAAGGATTTAAAACAGACAAAGGTTTTTTAGTAATATTAGTTACTGTTTTTTTTCCAGCATCTTTTACAGTTGGCCATAAACTTAATTGCTCTGCATGTAAAGCTCTGCCCCCTCTTTGCGGAAACATAGGGTTTCCTACAAGCGCAGCTCTACCACCATTTGCATGTGGTTCTCTGATACCTGACATGACACCTTCTTTAATAGGCCCACCGTATCTAAACATTGGTCTATGTAATGGTCTCATTATTTTTTCCTTTTCATTGCTCTGCCAAATCCACGTTTAGCAACGCCACATCCTCTTACTCTGCCACCGTCTTTCATAGGAATAGCTTGTAAAAGATTAGATAAAAATTCCCATCCAACTAAACCTCCCCCTGTTCCTAAGGCTCCTTTTACAATTTTGCCGCCCAGTGATGATTTATTTTTTGTAGCCATAATTTATCCTTAACTTATTAATCGTATTGATTGTTGTGGTTGAAATATTTTTCCATATAATCCACCAAGTCCCATTGCTGTGCTTAATGCAGTTTGCCATGGGTTAGATGCTGGTGCATCTTGATATTGTGGTGCCGCCATTCCACCAGCAAGACCAGTAATACCTGATGCATACTGTCCTAATCTTCCATAAGGCTCATAAGCTTGTGACTGTAATTGTTGTTGCTGTGCATTTAATAATGCTTGTTCGTATCCTTGTTGTGTTGCTCCAAGACTTCCTGTTGCTTGTATGTCTGCGCCCATTCCTTGTCTTTCAAAATCAGATAGACCTAGTTGAGTTTGACCTACTCCTAATTGTTGTCTAGCAATGTCTTGTTGTTGATTAAATAAATTTTGTTGGTTTAAAAAATCTTGTTGTCTTGCAGCCTGTGCCTGACCAAATCCTTGTTGTAATAATCCTGCTCTAAGTCCAGCTCTGTTAGCTAAAGAATCTGCATCATACTGTCCTAGCATTGCGCCTTCTCTACCGCCCCCAAAGTTTCCAGAAGCAACAGCAGCATCTTGAATAGATTGTCTACCACCTGTTCTTGAAATATCATACTGTCTTAATGTTTCATCGATAACTGCTCCTTGATATGGAGATGTGTAATCTGTTAATTGTTGACCAGTCATTGGTCCTGTTAATCCTTGAGCCGCTGTTTGTAGAGCACCTAGTCCACCAACAGTTGTTGCTGCGTCACTCGCTGCAGATTTTGCTGCAGTTAAATAAGGTGAGTAAGAACCAACACCTTGTGTTGCTAAACTATATGCAGTTTTCTGTGCTGCATCTTGTGGGGCTACAAACTGTGAACCCATAAACGTAGACGTATCAAGTGGCGCCGAATACGTTGCCGTCATCTGACGGGCTAAATCTTTTCCTGTGTCTTGTAAATAATCTGGTAATGCCATTATGCTATCCTCGATTGTAACATTTGTTGTTGATCATACATTGCTTGTGCTCCTGCTAGACCTTGTGAGTCTTCAGAAACTTCTCCTCCAGCTTCTAAGTTATCCATTAAATTTTGCATAACTTCAGAGCCTTTATCTATGTCTCCACCGCCAGCGTTTCTCACTGCATCAGCTGTAAAAACGAATTCATTTTTGCTCAATCTAGCTGGTACATCATCTGCTCGCTCTTTTCCACCTAAATCTACAAAGCCACCAGTTTCTCTATAGTCTTTTTCTTGACCACCTAGGTCAATCATTTCTTCTGCTACTTCAGTTTCCATGATCCCACCTTCTTGTTTACGTGGTCTTCTGTACATCTTCATAGCTGCTTGAGGGTTATAATTATATTCATCTGCGTCTTCACCCATAAGTCCACCATTAGCAGCCATAGCTACTTCTTGTGGTTGCTCCATGCCGCCGCCCTGTTGTTCTTGTTGCTGCTGCATGACTGCTTGTACGAATTGTTCAAAAGATAATGTGCCACCTTGGTTTTTATACTTAACATATTCTGCCATAAGCATTTGTTCTATTTGTTCTTGGCCTGCTCCTCCGCCATTTAATAATCCTACTCTTCCGCCTTGTGCAAATGTCCATGTAGAAGGATCATTTGGATCATGATCTGGATTGCTAGCAAAAACACCAGTTGATCCTTCCTTTACCTTATTGATATTTTCAGCAACGGGTTCGCTAAACGTTTTATCAATCAATGTGTCACCTTCTTCTTCTATAGTTTGAGTAATAGGACCATAAAAAGGTTGTCCACCCGGTAATATATTTTTCCAATTAAACCCTTTTTCAATAACCGACTCTGGTATGGTCTCAGTTACAGTATCATTAACTACTACTGTATTATTATTGCCATCTCCTCTAGCTAAATTTTCTCCAACATGTGTTCCTGCTAAAGAGTGTGCTCTTTCTTCATTAGGATTACCACCATACATTAAACCCACTCTTCCGCCATCAGCTGCGTAAAAATTTTGATTTACAAATTGTTTACCAGGCATGAAAGCTAGTGTGCTTGCATCTGGATTTGTATAATAATTTCTTGCTTGATTTCTTATGTCGGCAATACTTGAAGGAACTTGTGTCCATGATTCTTCAACTACATCTTCTGGTTCTTCACCTTTCATTAAGAATGGTGCTGCTAATGCTGCTGCACTTGCTAATCCGAATGCATGTTTACCGCTGAACTGTCCACTTGACCATGGGTTTAAAAATCTTCCAAGACCTGATTTAAAGAAGCCTCCTTGACCTGCTGTACCTTTTACAAAGTCAGGAACTCTTGCACCTAAACTTCCCGCTGCTCCCATACCTTTCAGCATTCCACCTAGTCGGCCCCATGTGCTTACACCACCAAAAGGAATCATACCTAAGCCACCTATAATAGCAGCCTTACCTAGTGGGCTTTTAGCAATTTTCTTAACACCACGAACAGCTTTCTTAACTAAGCTTCCTAATCCGTATTGTTGTCTGGGTTGTTGCATTCTTGAAATTGCCATAATTTTACCTTAATCTCCTACTTTATTACGTTTTGCTTGTTAAATCAAGAGGTGGCATGATGACTTTTACATCTTGTGCCATGTCCTCGTTCTTATAACCCTTAGTTTCCCAGTCGTTTCTTTCCTTAAAAAGCTCGCCAGTTTCCTTGTGTCTGTAAGTTAATTCAACTGTTGCATTTTTAATCTCCATTAGTCAGTTTTCTCCTTTTTAATATTTAGATAACTGATGGTAATAACTACCCCATCACTTACTGTTCCTGCTGTAGTAGCGGCTAATACCTTACCTCCTTCTACTACCATAGGATTTGTTAGTATTTCTACACTAGCTGCTGTTGCTAATGTTTGAGTATGTATTACTTCAAAAGCATTATTAGTAATAGTTATTGTAGGAGTATTAGATCCTGATTTATTAGTAACATGTAAAGACTTAACAATAATAGTTTCATTATTTCCTGGCTCTAATAAGTTATTACTTTCAGCCGCTGTTACAGTTTTACCATAAAATTTATATTCGTTTACTACTGCCATTATGAATCTAGAAAGAAACTTTTAGCTTCTATTTCTTGTTTAACTTCATCTTGAAACGAAGAGTTTAATTTTGTAATTACACCATCAAGATCTCTCACTAATGATTGTAGATTTTTTCTGCTATATTCTTCTTCAGCTCTTGTTAATGATTGTACAATTTTAGCCATTATGGAAACCTTCTGTTAACAATTTGATTGTCAATAAACATCTGTTCATCATTACTAATATCTTCTCCTTGTTCAATAGCACCGGTATAAGTTGTCATGTCGTCAGTAAAATTTTGATTAACAGGGTAAGTATTACCACTCGTTGTAAAGTTAATTGCAGGTAGGCCTTTATTGGCATCAACATTATTGTTACCACCCCAAGTAAATGTTCCATCACTCCATACACTGTCTCCCATGTCTGTTGATATATTTCTATTACGATTAAAATCTTCTGGAACTTTACCAAATAAACCAAGTTGATTATATTGAGACATGTCTCTTGGTTTAGAAGCAAAAATTCCTTTACCTTTATCATACATACTTCCGATTGCTCCACCTACTAAAGGAATTCCTGTTAATAAACTTAGAAGACCACCAAATATTCTTCCTCCATACCCTGGTTTAACATCCCCTACATTTTCATCATCAGAATAATATTCAAATCCTGGTTGTCCTGGTACACCTCTTGTTTGTATACTTTTTAATCCTTGAATAGGGGCGTATCCATATTTATTAGCTCCTCCAAAAAGTCTGCTAAAAAATCCACGTTTACCCGTATCTTTATAAGCTGATCCAACATATTTCCTTCCATCGGGTGTGTTTACCCATTCAGGTACAGCTCCTTCTCTTACTCTATCGCTGACTGCAGATGTTTGACCAATACTTTTCTTACCAGTCATAATATCTTTCATATGTTGTTCATGTTTATCTTGAGCAATTCTACTTCTTGTATTACCTCCAGCATCTTGTTTACCTTTAGGACTCCTGTCTTGTGTATAATCTCCTTGATCATCTAAAGACATTATTCCAGAAGGACCTGTATTAGGACCATTCTTTAATGAACCGTGTAAATTCTTTTTAAGGATTAAATCTTTTTCTGCTTTAGTAATATAAGCTAATTGTGTAGCTGGTTTTCCAGGTCCTGATTTCCATTTAACAGGCACTCTTACAGTTTTTTGTTTACCTAAATAATTTCTTGCTGGTTTCTCATCACCCTGCATTTCATATTTAATTTTTTTATCTATAGCCATTATCTTCTTCCTCCTGGGTGTATATCCAGTCTAATTGTACCAAGTTTCCAATCTTCTCCACTAGCTGTGTTAGATACTGTCATTGCAATTGACCGCGCTCTTAATCTTGTGTCTTTTTTAGTTGTAGTGTTATCAACAGTATAATTTGTTGTAGTAGCTGTGCTGTGTGGGTAGTCTCTCGTTGTAAAACCAATCCTAGTATTTCCCGTCTGTGAAATAAAGTCTGGTATAAACCTACTAATTCTCATTATAAATTCTCCGTCTCCTCTAAGGTCAGGCATCCCTACAACTTGGCCTCCACCTCTAGCTGTTTTTTGAGTAATGTCAAAATCACCTGAGGTAATGGTTCCAAGTACTGCTGTAATAGCTCCTCCAGCATTAACTTGATCGGTCCCTGTTTCCTGTTTATAGTATACCGTACTTCCGTCCGTATTACCAGTAACATCGAACGAGGCATCATCAGAAGGATTATAATAAGTAGCGTGGGGCTTATCAAAAACAGCTGAATCTCTCCAAGCTGCTCGGGGTAAAGTGCCTGTTGTCCATATAGGACGTTTGGCTGTAGAGTCTAGATAGTTATAAGTCACCACTCTGTTGACTGCATCAGAAGCGGCCGTACAATAAAACCAACTTATCTCCCCAAATAGATTATTTAATCCAGCATTAACCAGGTCTCTAGAAGTAAAGTTTAAATCATCATAAACATGGTCTTCTACTAAGCAAGGTAAAGATTTTAACTGACCATCGTATGCAAAGAAACCATTTTCTGACATCCAGTAGGCTGTACCATCTACTTCAATATTTGCATTTTTACCTATCAGTCCACAGTTAGTTCCTACCTGTTCGAATGAAAAGGTAAATGGTTGACCAACGAACTTCATTAGGAATAGTGCAGTATCTGTCCATACATAGATTGCATCCCTACCTTTGATAGCTCCCATAATCATAGAACCATCAGCAAGTCTCTGAGTACCGGCGGTATTGTTTGCTTTAACTGTATAAGAATCAGTTTCATTAATACTCTCTTGAGAAGAGAATCTTATAAACATGTCATCTTGAGTTGTAGTGGAACCGATAGTTGTTTCAGTTCCAAAGAATACTAAGTGTCTATCGGGTGTAGATACCAATACATGACGCGATGCTGTAGGCGCATTTGCTAATACAGTTGCTCTTGTAGAAACAGCACCTGGTGCCGCTGCATCCCATTCAAAACATTTACCGTTATAAATAAGTGCTATTAATTTTGTTCCATAGTTATCTAATATCCATAAACCTGGGTCAATAGTAAAGTCAGCAGAAGACGCTTCACCCCAGGCAACATATTCAGATATGTTGGTTACAGTGTCACCACCACTATGTGATGCTTTAGTTGTACCATTAACTTCTCTAGCACCTCCACTTAAAGTATTTGTAGAAGTATCGTTAGCTGTAAAACTTATATCTTCTGTTCCAATTCTTATTTCTCCAGTTGACGGAAAAGCAGCAGAGTTAGTTAAAGGAATATCAGTTACAGTGTCATTAATACCAGAAGCTAGTGTTGTAGTTGCCGGGCCTAATGAAGTACCACCAAATAATCCTGTACCCCAACCATAGCCCCCTAATTGTTGAGAAGGTCCTACCGTATAATAACATAGTACAGAGGTGCTGTTTCCATCACTTGTAGTTAAAGGCGTCCCTGATTCCTGAGTATCCATTGTAATTGTAAAAGTATCTGTAGTAGGAACAGAAGTTACCATAAATTTTTCATCTTCAAAAGTAGCATCACTATAAGTGGATCCCGCAGGTACTCCTGTAACACTATCAAACATTACAATATCATTTTCACCTAGACCATGAGATCCAGTACATACTACTGTAACTGTTGTTGATGAAGAACTACTTGTAAATTTTGCACCTGTTAAAGTAGTTCTAATTGGGTGAATGTCATAATACACTCCCCCTGAATAAACATATAAAATTCTATTAGTTCCTATAGCTGCGTATTTAATACCAGCGTTATCGTCCCAATGATGAATAGCTCTAGCTGCACCAGTTAACTTATCGTCTCCTAGTTGATTCCAACCACCTATTTTTTCTGGGGTACCGTATCTAAAACGAACATTGTCACCATCAAACCATTGGCCTTCCGCTCCAGTCTGTGTGACTTGTTTATTGAATCCAGGTAAAAAACCTAACTTTTGTAGCATATAACTCCATCATATTATGTGCTCCCCATCGACGGAACACCTAACATTGGCCTTTTGTCGAACCTGTTTTTTTCAGCAAAAGGACCATTTACATGGTTATAATGAAGAAACACTTGTCCGCAAGTACTTCCTTCAAAAGGTTCTCTCCAATGCTCTAATTCACATCCACTATATACCAGCATATCGCCAACATCAAGTAAGAGTTTAGTGCCCTTGGGAGCGTCAGGTTTCATTATATTTTTATATTCATCAATTACATTATTGGATCCTGTGCCATCTATAAATATAGGCCACGGATCTCCCCCTAAATTAAGGGTGCAGGATACTTCACAGCTTGGTCTGTCTTTATGTCTGGCCAATATATCCCCTTTTTTATATAGTCTTGCGTATGAGTATGTAGGCGTCAGATCTAAGTCGGTTTCTTTTTTCATAACAGGAAGCATTTTCATCATTAAAGTCTCCATTGCAAAATCCCCATAAAGAGAATAGGTATTTGGGACTTGTTTATCCGACCAGGTTCCTAATAGACCTGATTCAAAATGAATGTTATTCTTATACATAAATGCTACAGCTTCTCTTTTAAGTAAAAAATAATTAAAAAGGAAATTAGCCAGCTCGTAACTTAATGCTTTTTTAATAACTTGATATTTTTGTATTCTAAACATAACGATGCTTTACCTTATGAAAGACAACCGGCATTATTTGATCTATGATCCCAGTTTCTCTGTCTCTTCTCACTTGAACTTGATCCGGAATATGGAAATAACTTCTAATCTCCTCATCACTATTTAAAACTTTTCCTTCAATAGGAAAAGTATCTGGTTTACAATTAACAATAACGACAGCCACTTTCTTTATTCCTAAATCTTTTGCTATTACCATTCTATTATTACCAACAATTACTTTAAATATATCCCCGTAAGTCTCTCCTCCATATATAATATGAACAGGGTCTTTGATACCCTTCTTAATTATTGAGTCTTTCAAAACATTATAAAAATCCTTTTCATTTCCTTCTGGTGAAAATTCAGGCCTTTCTAAATATGAGATTTCCTCAACAGGCATTTCTTTATATATTACTTTAAAATGCGAAGCCATCTTGTATAAAATTAAAACTTACCGATATTCTAAGTTCTTCTGATTGATTGGGTTCAACAGAGTGCCATAACCATGCTGGAAACATTACCGCTCTATTTTCTTTTGGATCAATATGAATATCTCTCCATAAATATTTAGGGGGCTCTCCTTTTCTTCTCGTAGGCATACAAGTTTGAATACCAGGTCTTGGGTCCTGACAAACTAGTCTACCAGAATTAGCAGGAGCTTTAACGTAGTAAGCACCACTAAATAATGCATTGGGGTGTACATGAGGTTTATTAAAACCTCCTTTATAATTTATATTAGCCCACATATTTCCTAAAATAGGTTTTCTATCCAACCATTCTTCATCAAATATTCTATAAACCATCTTAAATAATTCATTTACTAATGGTTGATATTCAGGTCTTTTATTCATATCGGTTTCACTATGCCATCCATTTACATTTGTTTTTTGAACACCCTCATTTTCCTGAGACCATTTCATTATATTATGAGCAAGCTCGTTTGTATCTAACTGAAAATCTTCAGCGTACACAATTGTAGGAAAAAACCCTTCTTTAATCATTTAAGTGGGGGCCCTCCAAACCACATTACTAAAGATTTTCTAATACCTTTTGTCACAGGTGTCACTCTATGTTGTAGATAAGATGCAAAAAATATAGCATGTCCCTGTTTAATTGGAGCTACTTTATCTTGTGACGTAATTTCTAAATGTCCTCCCTCAAATTCAGATTCAGGAGATAGTAATAGAGTCATTGAAATTTTTCGTACTGGTGGTTCGTGTTCACAAGTAATGTCTGAATCTATATGCCACTCGTAAAAACCACCTTCTGGATATTCTGTGTATTGTGCCATTTCTGTTATTTCCATTCCATCATAACCAAAGTGATTTTGATTAATTTTTTTCATAGTTGATTCTATTTTTTCGTACATAGGTTTCATATTTTTAAACGGAATCCAACTAATATGAGATGTTCTTTTTTTGGTATCTAATTTTCCTGTAGCCTGGCCTCCTACTTCAGCTGTTACCCTTCTCTCTCTTCTGCCTGTATTAATAATTTGTTGGCATTGCTCGGGTGTAAATATAGGGTCTCCATGTGTTCCAATAATTAACGCTTTCCATCTAGGTTCTGTTGGAATCATGCTGTACCTCTATTTTTAATTGGATCAAATTGAACATCACAGTTTGCAGCCAACGTTCTTCTTTTTTCTTTAGTACCATTAAAAGGATAAACTGTATGACGCATGTCATAAGGAAAAATATAAAAATCCCTAAGATTCATAGGGGGCTGATAATCTATTTTTGCAAATTGACCACTACTTGATCCAAATAATTGTAACTTACCGTTTTGTTGGACATGGCTTGCAGAATATTCTCTACCAAAAGTGGAAGGTAATTTTAATATCATAACTGAAGATAAACCTGTAAACAAGTTTCCTCTATGTACATGGGTTGGATTATACTCATGCTCTTTCATTTCATTAACCCATATAGAGTTTAAATGTAAATGATAGTCCTTAATTTTATTAAAGGCTAAATAATGTTTAAATATTTTAAAAAAATAATCGGTAACATTAGTCGGTAAATGGTTATGATTCTTCATTTTTACTTGATCAATTCCATGATAGTATAAAGAATGTTCATCTTCTATTTTACCTACCAGTTGTCCATTGGCTTTAAATAAATCATTATATTTTTTTTCATAGATAATATTAAGAGCGTGAAATATATCTAAGGGTACTTCGTATTTTAAAATACTTTGACCTAAAAATACAAAATCAAATTTGATGTTTGGAGCCTGCATTATGAGTAAGTTCTTCTTTCTTATCTACTTTATTCTCTAACTCCCCTGATTTTTTAATCCTCTCTAGAGACTCTAATTGTCCCATTACATTAAACACTTCTGTTTCAGAAGAAGTTGGGGTTAAAGTTTTAGCCTTGTATGAATACTGCTTGTGATAAGATTCTAATTGATGTTTATTAACATCTTTATCGTTAAATGATCCATCATTAAATTCTCCTTTTAACTTAGACCACATTTTAATTTCTCTCATTCTATGTTTAGCAACTTTTTCCATAGAAGCTTTTCCAAACCTAGCTTCATCTAAATCTATTTGATATTTTGTTGCTTTATATTCATCTTCTTCGTTTTCTACTTTAGTTTCTAGCCATTTTATTTTTGCATCATTTCTTCTGTAGTCAAAAGATAGACGCATTAAATTATCTAAATAGCTGGATTGTTCTCTAACACACTGCCAATATTTTGCAGCTCTAGTTGGGTATCTATTATCTTGTAATACAGAAAACCTTGCTTCTGTTTCTGTTCGAAACATTTGTCTTTTAGTCCATGTATCACGAAGTTCATCTACCATTCCTTTGAATGAAGATAAATCATCTTTTTCCAATAAATTATTTAAACTAGGTTCTTCTCTTTGTATAAGGTCTTTTATGTCTTTTTTTTCGCTCATCTTTATATCCTTCTTTCTTATTTTATATACTTTTAAAAAGTATTTGTAAAGTATTATTCTGTAGAAAAAGTTTCAGTAACTTGACCTTCTGGACCAGTATATTCTTCTGTAACTCCAACAGCTGTTGTAGTATAGCCTGCAAAAACAATTGAAGAAGCGGTTGTTCCTGCTCCTCCGCCACCATATCTAGCTGTACTCATAGACCCACCTGTTGTCCAAGATGTTCCGTTCCATATTTCTGTAGCGGCTGAAAATGGTGGTTCCGATCCACCCATACATATAGCCGCCGTAGTTGTCCCTGCCGTTGGATTGTAATATCTAGCAGTATTTAAATTATTAACTTCAGTCCAACCAGTTCCATTCCATAATTCTGTTTTATCTACAATACCCGGCGATACATTACCGCCACATTGTATTGAAGCTGTTTGAGTTCCACATCCCCCAGCGCCACTAACTGCAGTATTTAAATCTCCAACTTCTGTCCAACTAGATCCATCCCAAGACTCTGTTAAAACTTGAGCTTTAGGGTTTGAAGGAGGGTGTCCACCAACATATCCTCCAAAAGCTAAAGAAGCTGTGTTAGTTGCTCCACCTGCCATTAAATATCTTCGTGCAGTATTTAAGTCACCAACTTCTGTCCAAGAACTACCATTAAATTTTTCAGTGTAATCTTCGTTAGCATCATAATATCCACCAACAGCTAAAGCTGCGGTTTGAGTTCCAGCACCTGCTAAAGCTTCTCTTTTATTATTTAAATCCCCTGTTTCAGTCCAAGTGGATCCATTATAAGATTCTGTTATACCAGGGTTACCATACGTATTTGCACCAAAACCTAATGCAGCCGTTTGTGTACCTGCGTTAGCACTTCCTAAAGAAGTTCTAGCTGTATTCATCGCTCCGCCAGTAACCCAACTTCCATTAACTTTATTAGCAAAACCTTTTAAGGTTCCTGAAGTTGAATTATACCAGATTTGTCCATTCGTTGTTACGGATGGGTCTGAAGATAAGACTTGAATATTTGTTCCGTGTACTTCTTTATAAGTTGCCATAATTAACTCGCCGTTATTGATTTAGTTTCATAAGCAGGATCACTCCATTCTTCAGTTGCTGCTGAAGCACTTCCAGTATTACCCGCAGCTGCATAAGCAGAAGTTGTTGATCCACCTCCTGCCATTCCATATGCTCTTGCAGTATTTAAATCCGATGTCTCTGTCCAACTAGATCCACCCCAAACCTCTGTATTTGCAGCAAACGTAGTTGTGTAACCTCCAGCGTATATAGCTGCTGTTGATACTCCTATACTAGCACCTGTTTCTCGGGCACTGTTTAAATCATTTACTTCTGTCCAAGATGCTCCGTTCCATACTTCTGTTAATGCACTTATAGGAGGCGTAGAACCACCAAAAGCTAAAACAGCTGTATTAGTAGCCCCTGCACCACCTAAAAAAGCTCTTCCAGTGTTTAAATCTCCTACTTCTGTCCATGCAGAACCATTCCAAGATTCACACGCTGCTGTTCTTGTAGCAGGTGGTGTAAAATAACCACCAAAAGCTAAAGCAGCTGTATTTGTTCCAGCTCCAGCTAAACCATATCTTCCTGGTGCTCCAGTGTTTAAGTCACCAACTTCTGTCCAAGAAGTTCCATTCCATGTTTCACAAAGAGCGTAATAATTATCAGGACTACTTGTACCTCCTCCAAAAGCTAGAGAAGCTGTTGTAGTTCCCGCTGTAGCAGCTGCTAAATAATATCTCGCAGTATTTAAATTATTAACTTCAGTCCAACTACTTCCATCATATGTTTCTGTGTCTGCACTATTTGTGTTTGGCGGCACTTTTCCTCCAAAAGCTATACCAGCTATTTGAGTTCCTGCTCCTGCAATACCATCTCTAGCAGTATTCATCGCTCCGCCAGTAACCCAGGCTCCTACGGCAGCCTGTGAATATTCCTCTGTGGCATCAGAATCGCCGGCACCACCCATAGCTAAAGCAGATGTTGAAATTCCTGCGCCTTGTCTTCTAGTATTTGCTACATTTAGATCGTTTCCAGTTGTCCACGCTGTTCCATTCCATACTTCTGTTATTCCTGTAACACTAAAAGGCGGTCCAGCTGGGCCAGAAGGATTCCGATTTCCTCCAAAAGATACAGTAGCTGTACTAGTTCCAGCTCCTCCTTGGTGTTGAATTGTATAATTTAAGTCTCCGACTTCTGTCCAAGAACTTCCATTCCATTGCTCCGCTAATGCAACGTTATTATTAGGTGGTAATGTATTACCACCAAAAGCTAAACCTGCTGTATTTGTAATTCCAGACTGACCTACAGATCGATATCCACCACCTCTAGCCATGTCTCCTACTTCTGTCCAAGAAGTTCCATTCCAAGACTCACATTCAGCAACATAGTTATTAGGGGGAGTATTTCCAAAAATACATAATGCTGAATCTTTTGCTCCTGCTCCAGGAGCTCCTGGTACTTTTGGAGTATTTAAATTATTTACTTCTGTCCAAGATGTTCCATTCCACGTTTCAGTATTAGCAGTAAATGGAGGTGTAACACCACCAAAGCATATAGCAGCTGTATTAGATTCTCCAGCACCTCCTGGTGCATATCTTGCATCATTTAAATCTCCTACTTCAGTCCAACTTGAACCATTCCAAGATTCCGTCTCATCTTTAGTTCCAGGACTTCCTGCAAAATATAATGCTGAGTCTTGAACATGTCCAGCTCCTGCCGCTTCCCCTCTTCCGGTGTTCATAGCTGCAGCCGTAGACCACACTCCCGCTAATGTCCCTGCTCTAACCTTTAAAGTACTAGTTGTGGTATTCCACCACACCTGTCCTTCAATAGGATTAGTAGGATCACTAGAAGTGTTTTGTATCTTTCCTCCGTGTTCAGCCTTGTAACTACTCATTTAATTTTATTCCTCTAAAGTTATGTCTTCTGGTCTTGTATATCTAGCTTTATACTCATCAGTTTCAGCGTCCCAAGCACTTTGAGCTGCTGTAACTTCTGCATCAACAAGCGCCTGTGCTTCATCTCTTGTTTTAGGAGCTCCTAAAACTTTCTGAATCCACAGATTTCCATGTTTATTAAATGCAGGAGTTTGCCAAACATTACCAGGATAGCCTTTAAAAGTGATTCTAGAAGATTCATCATGATTGATAAATCCCTTTCCCCAATTTTCAGCTACACAATATTGATATGTTCTTGCCATAGTTTCCTCCTTATTAATCAGTATCCAATGTTAATTTATATGTACCAGCACCGTCCCATTCTTCTGTAACAGCTACCTGGGTTGTTGTTCTACCTGCAATAGCTATACCTGAAGATGTTGTTCCAGTTGTACCGTATCCTATATGATATCTCCCAGTATTCAAGTCATTTACTTCTGTCCAAGAAGTTCCATTCCATTGTTCAGTAAGGGTTTGTTCATCTGGCGGACTTCCTCCACCATATATAGCTGCTGTTGTAGTTCCAAATGCGGCACCACCATATGCTACTCTATTTAAATCTCCAACTTCTGTCCAAGAAGTTCCATTCCATTGTTCGTTTACTGCTAGGTTTGTAGGAGGGGGAGTATGTGCTGGACTATATCCACCAATACACAAAGCTGCCGTGCTTGTACCCGCCACACTTACAGTGTTTCTGGCAGTATTTAAATCATTTTTTTCAGTCCAACTACTTCCATCATATTGTTCAGTTGCTCCAGTTTGTCCTGATGGAGGATAAGCTGAAGGGTTTGTTCCACCTGCTACTAAAGCAGCCGTGTTGGCTACACCTGTACCTCTTAAATTATATCGAGCAGCATTTAAATTATTTCCTTCTGTCCAACTTGTGCCATTCCATTCTTCTGAATTCGCAGTTGATCCTGGAGGCCCAAGTCTTCCACCCGCACAAACTGCAGATGTATTACTTCCACCACCTCCTCGGCCTTCTGCGGTAGTATTTAAATCTCCAACTTCTGTCCATGCAGATCCATTATAAGATTCTGTTTTAGCACTACTTGATGGTTCTGATCCAGCTGCTGCTAAAGCAGCCGTTTGACTTCCTGCACCCATAACAGCATATCTTGCTGTATTTAAACTTCCACCTGTAGCCCAAGCTCCGGCTGTAAGAACACGTGCAACTCTATAAGCTCCTGTAGAACTATTGTACCATACTTGACCATTAATTGGTGCCGGCGGATCGCCAGCGACATTTGTAACGGCGCCTCCGTGAATCTCTTTATAAGTAGCCATGATTATTTATTCTTCAATAACCAACCTTGAGTAGTGTCTGTGTAAACTAAAGTATTAGCGGCTCTTTCTGTTGAAACAGTTAAATCGGCTGTTGCTCCATTAATCTTTTTACCATTTCTTCCAATGGTTAAAGCATTACTGTCAAAAGTACCTGCATAATCCACAAACGACACTTCATCTCCGATGGTTGGTGATCCTGGTAGAGTTAAAGTTATTGCACCAGAAGTTGTATTTAAAAAATATCCCGCTCCTGCTGCTGCTGACACTGGAGAATCTCCGGTTACTTTTACTGCAGCCCATGCTGTTCCGCCTGTAAGTTCACCCCAAGATAATACTCCACCTGTTGTTGATTTTAAAACGTAGTCATTTCCTGCGGCTACGCCTGCTGGCCACGTCATAGTATAGTCCGTGGTACCATTCGATGCTTTCATACCGACATATTCTGATCCTGAGTCGTCCTGTAGTCTTAGTTCTTTCGAAGTTCCTATATTTAATCCAGTTGATGAATCCCAAATTAAATTTGCATCTCCACCAAATGCTCCTGAATTATTATATTGAATTTGTGTATTTGATCCACCAGGATCAGTACTTAATGCAATTTCGCCTATGTCTGGATTAGTTCCATCATTTTTTGTAGCGTAAATCATTTTCCAACCTTTATCGGTTGTTGCCCAAGTAACAGAATCACCTGTTCCTGTAGCGTATTTAAAATTTACTGTGTAAGAACCACTTGTACTATTTTTTACTAAGTACCAGTTTTCTACATCGTTTGGAATTGTTACAGTTTTATTTCCTGCAATTGTTTGAGCAGATTCTGCTCCTAAAATAATTACTCTATTACATGCAGTTCCAGTTAATGCACCATCATCTACATCTAAAGCTGTAGTAGTAACACCTGTTCCTGTAGCATTTAAAGTTTGAACAAGATAGCCACCAGCTATCTGTTCGAATAGTTGTAAGTTGGTGTTAGTTTTTGTTCCCCAAGTTCCGGCATTTTCGCCAGTTACCATTAATTCAACACCAAGTGCTGTATATGATGAAGCCATAATTTTTTTCTCCTAAGCCGCGTGTGTTACATCTGTATATGATGTATTTCCACTTACGTCAACATCATTATAACTTGTATTTCCAGTAATATCAATATCTTGATATCCTAAAGGAGCGACATTTCCTACAGTAACAGTTGCTGATACTCCTGTCAATCCTACCACATCTGCAGGGGTAATTGAGCCTACTGCTGAGGTCGCAGATTGGCCTGATAAAATATATTCAACTTCTGTTATTATTGATCCTACACTTGTAGTCCCTGCACCCCCTGATCCTAGAAGTACAACTACAGTATCAGTTATAACAAGATCAGGTCCTACACTAGCTGTTGCCGATACTCCGCTAATTCCTACTACATCTGCAGGTAAAATTGACCCTACTGCAGTTGTTCCTACTAAAGTTGCTAAACCTTGAACATGATCAGCACCATCATTTAAATTTAATTGACCTTCTGAAGCTGTAGCTGATACACCTGTAATTAATTGTGGTATATCTAATTGAGTTGGACAAGAAGCTGTAGCTGAGACACCTGTTAATGGTACACCTATTCCAATTACAATTGATCCAACGCTTGAAGTTGCCCCAAGACCAGTTAGAGTTTCAATTCCTTCTTCAACACTACCCCAACCGTTTTCACCCCAGTCAAGAGTACCCCAACCAGGTCTAACTTCTACTGTTGGTGAACCAACAGCACTAGTTGCAACTTGTCCAGAAAGAGTGGCAGTAGGTGCATCACCATATGCTTGTGTGCCCCAGGTATAACGTCCCCAACCTTCTTTAATAGTTGTGGCATCGCCCCAATTAGCTTGTCCGTAGGTTAATCGGCCCCATCCTGATGCAACGTCGGGCATACTAACCCTCCTATGCTATTCGAACGATAGCTGTTGTAGCTGCTGCCGCAGGGAATTGAATTGTGAAAGTTCCAGAAGAAACAGATTTATCTCCGCCAAATGCAACAGAACAAACTGCTTTGTTAGATGCACTAGAGTTATAAATTAAACATGCATTAGCAGTGAATGTTGAAGACGTCCAAGAAATATCTCCGAAGTCACAAACTGCTGTAGATGAATCTAAAACAGGAGTAACACTTGTTAATGTTTTTCCACCAGCTGTATAACCAGTTCCAGTAATTTCTTCAGAAGTAGCATAAGCTGTTGTAGACGCGCTTAAAGTTGCATCTGAATCAAATAAAGCTAGTTTAAAAGTATTTCCAGTCGAAGCTGTAAAATTGTGTGTTGCTACTAGTACCTCTTGTTTGAAAGAGTTACAAATTGCTGATGTATTAGCCATAAATTTTTCTCCTCATTATGGAGACGGTGAGTTAACTTTTATTCTAACAGTTCCGTCAGTATAATCGTCTCGTCTTCGTCTTCCAAGTTGCATTCCTGCAAACTGTTGTATAGCATTTTTATACTTTTGTTCATACAATGTCAACATATCCATTGGACCTTTTAAAAATCCAAATGCCTCTACCAAACAGGCATATAGCAGGCCCTGTGGGAAATAAGTACTTAAATAAGTGTTGTTATTATAACCAGTACCGGATCCAAGGCCGTTTGGAAATTTGTTGTAATAGACCCTAAATTTGTAATTAGCATCGGGAGTTGGAGCGAAATACATACCTCCAGATGAAGTATCGGTAGTATTGTCAGCACCGCCAAACATCGCATAGTATTTTGGAAAACCTGTTACTGAATTAGTAGTATCTGTAGGTGATTGAATAGTTCCCGAAGGACCATATTTTCTATCTACAAATTCTGATAAATAAGTTTGGTCTTTTTTCTCTAACCATTTTCCATTACCCTCAGTATTAGCTGTTGATTCAAATACTTCAATTCCTCTTACAAAGAGACATCCTGCTGGTGCATTAAGAGTATTATCATTTGCAGCTAATGTACCTTCTTGAACAAATCTTTCAGAGTCCATAGGAAGCTCTTGATATATTCTCATCTCAGCCGCCATTATAAAACCATCTAAAATAGTAGTTGTGAAAACATCAGAACTAACTTCAGTGTAATCTATGATGGCTTGTTTCAGTGTGCTGTAATCGTATTTTTTAACTCCTGACATTATAAACTCTCTATGTTAAGAGGACTAATAACACAATTAAATCCTCCACCTGTTGCAGTGCCTGTTGCAGCACTTGGTAATGTTAATGTAAAACTATTATAATCTGTTACCGTTGTGTTAGCATCGTTAATATAACTTGTCCCTACTAAAGAAGCAACTTTAAATGACCCGTAGACCGTGGCTCCGGAACTATGAGAACCAGCAGTTGTAGACGGTGGTGTATATCCTCTATAAATAGAAGATGTTCCTCGAGTACATCCCGTTAAATCATTAGACGATCTTCCAGTATATTCTATTACTTCATTCTGATATGTTCCCACTTTTAAAGGATCACTTGTATCTGATGAAGTCAAAATTTTTTTAATCATAATAAATCCAGAAGTTGGAAAATTAGATCCATCAGTTAATGTTATTGTAGTAGCACTACTTGTAATATCTCCATTTAAAGTTGTTTGTAATTGAAATTCATCAACCGTTACTCCACCAACAGCTTCTTTAACTGCAGTAAATCTTAAAACATCATTTACCTGTAATGATCCTTCAGGAAATAAAACTGTTAAAGTTGTGTTAGATGCAGTTGTAAAAGGATTAAAAGGTAAAAAATCTTGTGTTCC